GACCAGCGTGGTTCTAAGCAATGCACCAACAGTCACGACTTACCAAACACTTGACGGCAAGGCTTACAAGCACATTGACGACCAGTGGACTTTGGACGTCGAAATGCTTGCAGACTGGGGTGCAGCTTCATCACTTTGCGAAGCACTTTGGACTGCATGGGAAAGCGCACCAAATACAGTTTTGGCGGTTTCATTGACTGCCGCAACTGGTGCGGTCTTTACTTGCAACGTCATGCCAGTTGTTCCGTCAATTGGCGGTGCAGCACCTGACGCACAGACAGTTTCACTATCATTCGTGGTAGTAGGAAATCCAAGCGAAACGTTCTAAACCTAACAATCGGGAGACAAAATGAAACTACCAATCACAATTGAATACACCAACGGCGATCAGATAACTTACACGGCTGCACCGCCTGAGTGGGTTAAATGGGAAAAGCACACGGGCAACACCATTGCACAGGCACAGGAAAAAATCGGAATATCCGATTTGGTATTTCTTGCCTATCACGCCATGAAACGTGAAGCAGCGGGCAAGCCAGTGAAACCGATTGACATTTGGACTGAAACAATTTCTGAAGTCATTGTCGGTGAAGCAAACCCAAAAGTTACCCAGTCGGAAGCCTTGCCAGAGTAGTTTGGGAGTTAGCCCTAGCAACAGGGTTATCGCCCAGCGAATTCGACGCAGCTGAAGACATTCTGACAGTGTTGGAAATCTTGGAAGGACGGGCAAATGGCAAGTGACGCAATCGCTTACGACAAGGCTGAATTGCGTGCCATTGTCCGTTCCTTCAAAGCCATGGACGACGAAGCAATTGCCCAAGCAAAACAACAGACTTCAAAACTTGCTGATTGGGTTCGTGGCAAAATCATTGACGCAGCGGGACGTTCTAGGAATTTGCTGGACGATCGTGTGGCACAAGGTTCAAAGGTTTCCAAGTCTTCAAAAATTGGTGAAATGAGTTTTGGTTTTGCAGGTCAAAAACTAAGCGGTGGCGGCACAACGCAACAACTTTGGGGCGGTGCTGAATTTGGTTCAAACCGTTTGAAGCAATTCCCAGTGTGGTCAGGTCGTGAAGGTCGTGGGTCGCGCGGTTGGTTTATTTACCCAACGCTACGCAGTGCCCAGCCTGAAATCGTTCGTCGCTGGGAAGAATCGTTTTCTAAGATAGTGAAGGAGTATGACTAATGGCTGGTAGTCGCACGCTTAAACTTTCCATTCTTGGTGACGTTGACAATCTCAACAAATCGCTGAAATCTGCAACCAAAGACGTTGATACATTTGGCGACAAGATTGGCAAGACTGGCAAAATGATTGGCGCGGCGTTTGTCGCTGCTGCCGCTGCCGCTGGTGCTTATGCCGTCAAAATAGGCATTGAAGGCGTCAAGGCAGCCGTTGAAGACGAAAAGGCACAGACACAACTTGCCCTTGCCTTAGAGAACGCCACAGGGGCAACCAATGCCCAAATCGCGGCGACCGAACAATCCATTCTTAAAATGTCACTTGCCACGGGTGTGGCTGACGATCAGTTGCGACCAGCCTTGGGACGCTTGGTGCGTTCAACTGGGGACATTACAAAGGCACAAGATTTACTTACAAACGCGCTAGACATTGCAACTGCCACTGGTAAGCCACTGGAAACCGTTGCCAATGCCTTGGGCAAGGCTTATGACGGCAACACGGCAGCACTGGGCAAATTAGGAATCGGTCTTTCGGCTGCTGAATTGAAAACCATGAATTTCACACAGGTGCAAAGTCGCCTTTCGGATTTATTTGGTGGGGCAGCAGCACGCAACGCAGATACTTACGCTGGACGCATTGCCCGTATGCAAGTGGCATTTGACGAAGCCAAAGAGACAATTGGGTTTGCCTTGTTGCCAATCCTTGAAAAAGTTATCAACTTCATTAACCAAAATGCACTGCCAGCAATCAACGCATTTTCAAACGCGTTCAGTCTTGACGGCGGCGGTCTTGGTGGACAAATTACGCAGGTGGGCAATCTACTGACGGCAGTGTTCACGCCAATCATTAACGGACTTGTAAAGGCATTTGGCTACGTCAGGGACGCAATCGGCGACAACCTTGAAACCTTCAAAGTGTTCGGCGCATATATTGCAACTTACCTTGCACCAGTTATCGGCACAGTTTTGGGCGGGGCTTTACAGGTAGCAGGCAAAATTGCAGGCGGCGTCATTGACGTCATTGCTGGTGTGGTCAAAATTTTGAACGGTTTGATTTCAGGTGCGGTTGCAGGAATTAACGCCTTGATCAGTGCCTACAATTCAATTCCATTCTTGCCTAACGTTTCCAAGATTTCTGCACCAAGCGTTAACGTCCCAACCATTTCAGTGCCAAAGACTTCAACACCAACAATTCCGTCAGTGCCAACAATCAAACTTCCAAGCAGTTCAGGAAGCACGGGCACAAGCGGTGGTGGCATTGCCGCAGCGGCAAAGGCTGGGGCAGGCGTAGCCGCTGCGGTTGCTGGTGGTGGATTTACTGATTCACAAAATGCAGCACGGTTGGCAGCTGCTGGGGGCGGTGGGTTCACCGATTCACAGAACGCAGCGCGTATCAGCATTACGGTCAACGGGGCAATTGACAAAGAGGGCACTGCCCGCACAATTGTTGAAACTTTGAATAATTCCTACTACCGCGGCACAGGTGGCGCAACTAGCCTGCAAATAGCATGACGCAATGGAATCCTATTTGGCTGGTTGAGATTGACGGCGTTGAATACACTGACGCAGTTTTGGCAAACTTGGTCATTCGTAGCGGTCGGACAAATATCTATGAGCAGGCGCAGGCGGGTTACGTTAACCTTCAGTTGATTGACCTTGCACAAACAATTGTCCCAGTGGCAATCAACTCAACAATCAGTGTTTCGGTCAAAGACACGGCAGGCACATTTATTGCAATTTTTGGTGGCAATGTCGTGGATATTGGCTTGGAAGTGCGTGAAGTAGGTTCAACAACTTTCACGCAGACTTACTCAATCACCGCGCTTGGTGCGTTGGCACGTTTGCCAAAGTCATTGACCAACGGCGTACTTTCCAAAGATTTTGACGGCAATCAAATTTACACAATCCTTTCAGATTTACTTTTGAACACTTGGGCTGAAGTGCCCGGTGCATTGACTTGGGCAACTTATGATCCAACAGAAACTTGGGCAACTGCTGAGAACATAGGACTTGGAGAGATTGACCAACCTGGGGACTATGAATTGGCGGCGCGTTCTTCAAGTAGGACTGACGTTTATTCTCTAGTTTCCGCACTTGCCACGTCAGGTCTTGGCTATATTTACGAAGACGCCCAAGGGCGAATTTCCTATGCTGACGCGACACACCGCAGTCAATATCTTCAGGCCAATGGTTATGTCCAACTGACGGCAAATCAAGCACGTGCAGCTGGATTGCGTACTGAAACCCGTGCAGGGGACGTACGCAATGATCTGACAATCAAATATGGTGCAACCAGCAGTGCGGAAAAATCTGCCACGGACGCCACTTCAATTCTTACTTATGGCACACTTGCACAAATCATCACAACAACATTGCACAATGCGACCGACGCTGAAGACCAAGCCGATTTTTATTTAGCACTACGAAAAGACCCGCAGGCAATTTTCAGCGAAATCACATTTGACCTGACAAACCCTGAATTGGACGACGCAGACCGCGACGACCTTATTGGCGTGTTCATGGGTCAAGCGGTGGCAATCAACGACTTACCTTCAAACATGGGTTCAATCTTTCAAGGATTTGTCGAAGGCTGGTCGTTTCAGGCTTCCTACAATCAAGTTTCGGTTTCATTGCTTGTGTCACCTGTGGCGTATTCGTTGCAGGCACTTCAATGGGACGAAATTTCTAGTGCATTTATTTGGTCGGGCGTGTCGCCAACGCTTGACTGGGAAAATGCGACAATAGTCGTTTAACGAAAGGAAACTCAATTGACGAACCCAACCTCAAACTATGGTTTTGTTCTTCCCACGTCCACCGATCTAGTGACGGATTTGCCAGCAGATTTTGAAGTGGCATTGCAAGGCGTTGACACACGCTTAAAAGCATTACAACCGGGCACAACACTTGGCGACATTGCTTATTCATCAGCAACGGCAAACACAAGCACGCGCCTGCCAATTGGCACAACTGGTCAAGTTTTAGCAGTTTCAGGCGGCGTGCCAGCGTGGACAACAACGGCAGACGTCACACCACTGACAACTAAGGGCGATCTATTTACTTTTACGACAGTTGATGCACGCTTAGCAGTCGGCAACAACGGCGAGACACTTGTAGCAGATAGTTCCACTTCAACAGGCTTGCGCTATCAAAGCAATTTTGCAGCAGGTAAAAACAAAGTTCTCAATGGTGCATTTGACATTTGGCAAAGAGGTTCATCTCAAAATTTAACTACTGGAAACTATTTCTTTTTGGCAGATAGATTTCAAGCATTAGTCAATTTTTCGGCTGGCACGGCTTCAATCAGCCGTCAGACATTTACACCAGGAACAGCACCAGTCGCAGGGTACGAAGGTCAGTATTTCCAGCGTGTTAATACAGGCACAACTGCAACTTATGTTGAAATAAATTCAAAGATTGAAGATGTGAGAACGCTTGCTGGTCAAAATGTTACTATCTCATTTTGGGCAAAGGCTTCATCTGCCGTTACAGTAAAAAATCTTATTCGTCAAAACTTTGGTTCAGGTGGTTCAGCAAATGTTGATAACACAGCCAACTTTAACCTTACGACATCTTGGACAAGATTTACACGCAGCATTGAACCATTAGGTGCAATGACTGGCAAAACAATCGGCACAAGTAGTTTCTTGCAATTTTTCTTGTATCAAGATACAGGCGCTTTAGGTGGATTGGACATTGACCTATGGGGCGTACAGATTGAAGCAGGTTCAGTCGCTACCGCTTTCCAGACTGCAACTGG